AGATCGTATTGTTAAGATATCACCAAATTGATCAGCAAGTGTTGATTCGTCTGCATAAATATCTAGAGCTGAACTAATGATTGGATCTTTATCCATCATCTCATAATCCGTATAAAGTTGTATACGGTTTTGATTCATATAATAGTTTGAATCATATCCACCATAACCACCTACACGATTACGATTAGTTCCATGCAAACGTGAATATCTATCAGCTACTTTTGTTTGTTTTAAATTACCTGTTGATTGTAAACGGTTAGTATCTAATACTTTTAATTTATCTTTTCCTACTGCACGTACAATAACGTTTGTACTAAAAAGATTCTGTAAACGTTTTCTTAATGTTGCCATATATTATTTTTAATATAAATATAACTAATTACAGAACCAGGTCTTTTTATAACAACCAAGTTAAATTTTCATCGTTTTGGCCGTTATTCCATTTCCACGAATCATTAACATTTGAAGATTTACCAGTATATATAACTGTATCTGTTTTTTGGAATTGTGAAAGAGCGCGCTTATTAAGTTCAATGCCTTGTTGCCGTAATTTCAATGTAGAATCTCGTAACCATAATCCGATACAAAAAGACATTACTAAATCATCATTATATCCTTGTTGTGATTGTGCTTTACCATTTAACCAAACAAATACTAATAATTCTTGTATAAGTCGTTTGCTACGAATGATTGGAGTTTTTTGTCGCATATACATTTCTAATGCCGAAATCATTAATGGGCGCGTACGAGTTGTTGTTGATACTCCAGGAACCATTTGGCTCTTATCTTTCATATCATAACCTTTTTTCAATTGTACATCAGCATCTGTATATCCGTCATCTTTATATGTATAATGTAAGTTTTGATATCCTCGATCTAATGCTGGCTGAATTGCTGCCCAACCAATATTGGCATTTTCAATTGCTAGTAAAGCATTATTCCATTCTGTTGCAACTGTTACTAACATGTTACCAAATTCATTAGGTGGAATTTTTCCTTTATATTCTGCAACTTGTTTAACTGATTCAACATCAAATACATGAAATGCAGAGTAATCTCCTCCATCGCCTCGTGCAACGTCTGCTACTACTATATAATCACGAGCGTAATCTGGATATTCCCACACCCAATAGTTTCCATCAAAACCTCTTCGCTCAATCGGATCTATACATTTTGAATCATACTCTAATAGCAACGGGCCGTCAACAACAGTATGTCCAGATGCAATAAAGTCACAATCGCATTCTTGTGCCGCACCTCGTTCTCCTAAAAGTTGCGTTTGTTCATCTCGCCATTGTTGATCTCGTTCTGGATGTACGGTCCAATGCAATTTAATTGTGTGGAATCCATTTATATTTGATTCAGCATCTGCCCAAGTTTGATGAAACCAATTACCCACACCATTCGGAGTTGAAAGTACTATTGCACCTCCACCCGTTGATAGGGTTGCTTGCGATGCTATCCATATTTCTTCGATATTACGGATAAATGCAGCCTCATCTATAATAAGCAATGATAATGCTTCTGAACGTGCACCGGTTGTTGCAGATGATACTGCTTTAATTTGAGAACCATTTTTAAATTTAAGAGATAATTTGTTATCTGCTTCAATTGTTCCTTTCAACCAACTTGGTAAATTGTCATGCATCACCCGCACCTTAGTTACTAAGTTTTTTGCTACTTCTTGAGTTGTTGCAATAACAAGTACGTTAAAATCTTCTTTAAATAACATGCTCCATAATGCAAATCCCGCAGATAAAGTTGATATTCCTAACTGACGAGATTTCAATATAACGCTGTAACGATTATCACGCAATTCTGTTAATGATTCTTCCTGGAATGGAAATAAATTAAATTTAATTTTTCCTTTTTTAGGATGTTGTATATAACAATATTGTCTCATGAAAAAAACAGGATCTTTAGCACACATCGTGTACTGTTGTTGAATGATCTGTTTTATATTAGGTTGAGACATATTAATTTACTAAACTAGAAATAGAAAATGCTGTTAATATTGCCGTAACAAGTCCGCTACCAAACCAAAGGCCTTTTGAATCATACCATTTTGGTTGTAGTTGTTTTTGTCGTTTGATATATAAATCAATGTTATCATTTAACAATTCAATTTGTTGTTTTTGATATACAATTTGAACGCTATCCAATGCAATTAATGTTCTACAACTTTTAATTACCATTTCTTGTTGTTCTATTAACATGTTGTTAATGCTATCCAATTCCCAAAGTGAATCCAATGTTTTAGATATATCAATAACTTGTTCTTTAGTAAAACATGTATCTGGAATAGTTTGTGTAAAACTAGACGTTGACAATAATAAAAATAATGTTAAAATTTTCATTGTTTTTTCTTTCTACCACGATTAGTTTTAGTTAAAATATTATCTTTTGCTTCAGCAACATTTTTAGGTTCTTCTATTACAATTGTTTCTTTTGCATTTTTTAATTCATCAATTTTTGTTTGTTGTTCTGCAATATCCGTTTTTATTGCATCTCGTTGATCTTCAATTACTTCAATTTTGCCTTCAATATTATCTATCTTTGCATCATTATTATCAATTGCAACATCAATTGCATCAACTTTTTTAGATCGGCGTTTACTTGCTATTACAGTAAAAATTCCAATAAACGCAATAATTGCACCTAAAATTAATGCCCAATATTTTTTAATTGTTTTCATCATCTTCTCCATCTAATCGTTTTAAAAAATCTTCTTTAAATTTAGCAAATTCTGCTTCTACTTTTTCTTTAAATTCTTCCGAAGTCATTCTTGCTGCATATGTTTCTTTTTCGCCTTCTGAATTCAAAATAAAATCTGTAGCTTGCGTATATGTTTGTTTTAACATTTCTACATCTTGTTCGGCATTACGTAGCCAGGCTAATGCATTTTCTCGTATACGATTTTTTTCATATTCTTCAAATTTGCCTTGTTTTTTTAAATCATGTTCCATTTCAATTGTACAATCAAAACACATACCATTTGCTTTACGCATCGTTTCATCTAATGGTTTTGGTGCTAAACATGTACATGTTTCTTTGCGACAATTTGGAAATGCCCGTAATGAATCACGTATTTCTTGAAATACTTCTGCATTTTTTGTTTTACGAACTCGATATCCATCTTTTTGTTCCATGACCCAAATATTACCAACAGAGTCAGTTTCTTCCCATATATCGCCAATTTCATGACGTTCTGATTTTCTAGCTGCATCTTTAGCATCTGAAAATCCCGTTATCTTCTTTGATTGGAACTTGTGATTGCCTTCCAACATTTGCTGGATAGCTTTAATGTTTTGTAACTTGTTTGTTTTTCCCATATAACTTATTTTATTTATTTTTTATCTTGTTCCGCGTCAGCTGGCATCGATAAACGTCTACTAATTACTCGATTAAATAATTTGTAAAAACGTTTAATATCTCTAGGATCGGCATCTTTAAAATACTGATTAATACCTTTCATAAGCGATTCAATTTGTCCTACTGTACCTTTTGCCTTTTCCATTTCCTTAGTAATACCATTTTTTGTTTCTGCAGGTTCTTGTGCTGGAGTTTCTGGAGCTGGAGTTGCAGGCGCTGCGGTGTCAGTTGGTGCTGGAGTTGCAGCATCAGTTGGAGCAGGTGGTGCAGCATCAGTTGGAGCAGGTGTTGGTGCTGGTGCTGGCATATCTGCTGGTGGAGCTGCATCTGCCGGTGGAGTTTCTGCAGGTACATCTGTTGGTGCCGGTTCTTCTGCAGGAGCTTCGGCTTCTGGTGCAGGTTCTTCTGCAGGTGGCTCTTCCGTAGGTTGTTCTAATATAATATTATTGATTTTTCTACGAATATATTCTCTAACTAAACGATCTTTTAAACGTTCTTTTTGTTCTCTAGTTAAATTTTCAATTTTATCTTTAAGAACATCGGCAGTTTCTTTTTCTTCAGTATCCTGACGTTTCTTTAAACGTTTTGCGGCTGTTTTTGGATCATAATCAGCATCTTCTAAATCTTTATAAAGACGATCGTCATCATTGTATTTTGGAAACATTTTTCCGTCATCTTGTACGACTTTATCTGTTTTACGTAATACATTAAGTTGTTTGTCTCCGGTAGTTTTAGGATTCAATGCACCTTTTTTATCATCTTCAGTATAATCTTTAAGATCTTTACGTGCTTTTGGTTTTTGAGATTTTTCTAAATCTTTTGGTGCTTTGTACTTGCTTTTATGTTTTTCAGCCATCTAATTATCCAATTTTATTATAAATATATCATCGTGCGTATTTCAATACTCCTAGTATCTGATTAACGGGTGCAAATGCTCCTGTTAATTTATAGGTATGACCGCCGTAAACGAATACTACTCCTTCTGATGGAACAATTGCTTCAAAGCCACCTAGCTTTTGTATACGGCGTAGTTCGTGTTCTAATTTCTTAATAGTATTAATGTCATTAGTTGTTTGTAATTCTTTAATCAATTCAGCTAAATCTTGTTTTAATTCTTGTACTGATTTTGAAGGATTTGCTGCTAAGAAATTTTCTGCATTACGTAATACAACTGCACCTAACCGTAAAAATATGCTTTCAAACGGTTCCATGTTTTGTTTGTAGTATGTTTTAAAGTCCTTTTTATCAAATTCAGTTACCCAATTGATAAACTCTGGATTTTCAATTTGTTTTTTAAGTGCTGTAATATTTGCTGATTTATCTGCAAAGGCCCAACGATTTACTAGTGCTGCTAAAATTGCATCTGGAATTTCATAGCCTAATTCTTTTGCTTTTGCACGTACTACATCACTCCACCAAGCTCTGTGATAATCAGAAACTAAGTTTGTATCTTGTAAACTGTAACGATTACGTAATTGATCTATTTCATTGAAAAATGCTGCTTGTTGATCTTCAAAATCTTCCAATCTTCCAATCTTTATGCGTTGCGGAGGAATAAATGAAAATGTATTTTGTAGATGCGCATTGGCATCTTGTATGATTTTTTGTAGCATACCACCTCCAGCTAAATCAGTTTCTACTACTTGTCCTGCTTCATCATATTCAACTAAATTGTGAAATTGAAGATGTGCTTTGTCATATGATATTACATTTTTAGTTGCAGGAAAAATTATTTCCATGTTTGCAAATACTCGTCCATCTTTAAACGTTTGTTGCAATACGTTTGGTGGCAATTTTGTTAATGCACTAGTTAAATCTTCTGCACAAGCTCTATATGCTTCTACAACTCGTTTATATCCTTCTGAAGCTTCTACTCCATTCTTTGCAATGCTTTCCTGATATTTTCTTTCAAAATCTGCAATCAATTGATCTGGAGTCATTGGATTAATAACAGTTCCTTTATTTCGTGCAAATCCAGGTTGTCCATTTTTCCATGTTACTTGAATATTTTGTCCATCAGTTTTTTCTGTTACTGCAGATTCAATATCTAATCGTCCTTCTAATGCACGTGCAACAATTTCTTTCATATCACCAAATGTCAGTGAATGATCATCATACGGATGTGCCATATGTCCTGCAGCACCGCCCTCTTTAATCATTTGTATTGCTTCTGTTAATGGAACACTGAATATAGTTTTATCAAAATCTGCAAAATCATACGTAAATGAATGACCAGCATTTGAATCTAAAAATTTCTTTAACTTTTTGATTTTTGCTTGATGTTTAGTTGCAGTTTTAGGATCCATATATCCTTCGAACACTTCAGCATTTTCTCGAATATGTTTAGACCACCATTCTTTTGAAAACAATGATTCTTGTACTCCTCGTAAAATTTGCCAAACGTTTTTTACTTCTGCATCATTTTGATTTGGATATGAAGCTCGAAATGTTTCATAATCTCCATTTGCTAATGCAACTCTTATAGTTGATGCTGATATTGGTTGTCCTGATGATTTATATAAAATAGGATCTACATCTAAATTCAATTCCGTTGCATCAATATTCATTGGAATTTTACGACCGTTTTTATCGCCAACTATTTTATATTTATCTACATTTGGAACAAAAGCTTTAGCACGTACATAATCATTGCCTTTGGTAGATGCAGCCATAGCATATCGACCTGTTGCATCTTCCGGTAATTCAAATAAATATTCGTATGCAGCTGTGATAGGAGAATTAAATTCTGTCGGTTGTATGCTAATTTTAGGATTAGAGTTTAATAGATTGAAAATTTCAATTGTGTTTTCTCTAGTAATTCCATCTCGGTCTGTTGGACCGATCAACATGATAACACGTCCAACTTGCGGATCTTGTGCATAACGTTGTGCTAATGCTAAATGAGCTCCAGTTAATGGTTTAAATCCTCCTGGAAATAACGTTGTTATTTTGTTCATTATGTTTCCGTTTTATATAAATATTATAATAATTTATTCATTAGAACTGTCGTATTGGTGCAGCTGGTGCAGAGATAGAGCCGCCGATGGTCCTGCTAGTTCGATAAACAAATCCTTTAAATTTTATAATGTCATTAGTATTCCAATTGGAACTTCTACGAACAATCATATATACGCGGACGTAGTAACCTTGATGATCCTCAAATGATGCTATAGCCGCAATTGTTAAATTTTTAACGCCGCCTTCGATGCTGCCCAAGGTTGCATTATTAATAGTAGTAATTGTTAGGAATCCGTTTGAAATATCCGTTGGCGTACTCCATGAATCATATCCAGTAGTCGTACCGGTACTTCCAGTAATGCTAGCAGATTGTATAAACCATTGAGCTTGAAGTGATCCTAGGGCAGAACCTGCATTATTAGTAAATTCATACATAAATGAAGCTTGCATTCTCGTTTCGCCTGGTAATATAAATGTTTCAAATATAGATGCAGTTTGTGGGGTTGGAGTAATATCGCCAGTATATGTATATTCATCTCGATTAAAATAAACTACGCGGCCAATATTTAATCCATCTGCATATTGCGCATTTGAATCAAATAAAGTAGTTCCTGTTGGACCAACTGCTACAAATGATGATGCTGTAACATCGCCGGTGGCTGTTAAATAAAATCCACTAGATGAAATTTCTAAGTTTCCATTACTTCCGGAAATATATTGTGAATTAGGATCTCCAAGAAAAAACGTTTCAGTATGTACATCTAATTCCGAAGGATTAGTTGAGTATCTAAAATAATTATCTGCATTTCCGTATAATTCTAAACCAACGCCAGAGTATGGAATACTGTCTTTAGTACCTTGCGAACCTGACAGAGCAGAACCTGACCATAACAAGAATCCTGGGAAACCTGCGGCGAAGCCTTCATATCCTAGTGATCTAACAAATCCTGTATCTTTATATCCGCTAATAGCAACACCTGATTCTAATGAATCTGCAACGTAAAGTGAACCAGTAAGCATTGAATAATCACCATCAATATAACGATTTCCGCCCTGCCATGATTTACTGTACAAATAAGACGTTTGTTTGCTAACAACCCCGGCTACATTGTAATATTCTACTTTAAATGAAATTTGATTGTTTGCTTTATGTGGCGTATTAATTAATGAACGTATTCTTGTATAATTTGGAGAATAACCAGCATCATTATCCGTAGTTGTTCGTACATCTGCAATCTGCCATTGTCCTGATTCTATTACAAATAAAAGATTTGCTGTCCCATCAGCATCTGATTCAAAATTAAATACCGTGTCATCAAAACGTTGTGAGTCTGAAGTAACTTCTAATTCTCCTATCTTTTTACCTAATCTTCTAGGAAATTCCTGATTAAAATAATCTGTTGAATCAAATGCAACGGCACTTCCAGAAACATACACAGATAAGCGAGGATTCAATCCATCTGCTCCTCGAGTTCCTAGTGCGTCGATAGTAACTTTATATGATGAAGTTGCAATAAATATTCCAGCATACGCAGTTTTTTGTTGAACAACATTTACTGCATTTGCAGCTGTTATTGAAACCACACTAGCAATATTCATTGCATTATTCAATGATGCCGTACTCCATGTTAAAGTTGGAGCAGTGCTTGTAGTTTTACCTAAATAAGTAAATCCTTCCCAATACGTATCGATAATGCTTTGTGATGTAAAAATACCTATAGATTCGTCAGGAAATAATGATGCAGTGCTTGTAACAAATATTTCTGTTTCTTCTAATTCAACATCATTAACTAATTCCCAAGTTCCAACTGTACCT